CCTATTGTCATGACCCTGCGGCGGGAGTCTTGGATACACCACGCCGAGACCCTGCCGGTAGGAGGGCGGGGCCGGTTCCCGCATGACTGTGGTCCGGGTGAGGTACTGATGTGCAACCGCACAGCCAAGGGCTGGTCGGCCTACTGCTTCCGCTGCGATGACTCCGACTTCAAGGGTGTGCCACCCCTCAACCTGCACGAGAGGCTGGCGCTACAGCAGCAGGAGCTAGCCGCAGAGGTGGCTCTCGAACGTGACCCTACCCCACCTACACCATGCAACACAGACATCGCCAGCTGGCCACTGGAGGCCCGCGTGTGGCTATACAAGGCAGCCCTCACCAACGAGGACATCGAGCGCCTTGGGTTCTATTACCACGAGCCAACCAAACGTGTGGTTATACCAGTGATGGAGGACGGCGAGCTGGTATACTGGCAGGCCCGGCGTATCTTCGGTGACAAGGGCGCCAAGTACATCAACCCAGTGGTGCCCCGTGGGTCCGTGGTGCCACGCTTCGGGCAGGGCAGTACCATCGTATTGACCGAGGACATACTGAGCGCCATGCGTGTCGGCATGGCCACTGAGGCATGGTCTCTGATGGGGGTCAAGCTGTGCCCCGAGGTACTCACCCGGATTATGAATGACGGCAGGCCAGTCCTCATCTGGCTCGACCCTGACGGGGCGGGCTGGGATGGTGCCGCCAAGGTAGCTCGCACCCTATCGCTGGCAGGTGTGCGGCACGCCGTCGTGAACAGTCCGAAGGATCCCAAGAACCATAGCCGCGCCGAAGTTGCGCGGTTCATAGAGGAGGCGGCAATGAATGTCTCTTGACATTACTCTGCTTCAAGTCATGAAGCATCGCAAGGAGTACGTCCGGCTGCACCGCGCAGTCAATGACCGGGCGTTCGACATTCGTACAACCACTGTGCTCGGTGACTTCGGCAAGTTCTTTGACGAGTTCCCCGAGTGCACAACCATACCCTTGGCCGGGGAGTTTGCGACGTGGTTCACCGTGGCACACCGCACCATCAAGGAGGAGGACATGGCTGTATACCGCCAGATCTTCCGGCAGTGTGCGGCTGACCCAAGCGACGAGGTGCGCGATGTACTCGTGACCAAGTTGCTGGAGTCGAACCTTGCTGTGCTGGTGGCAGACATCGCTGACCGCTGGACACGGGGTGACGAGATAAGCCCCGGCCAGATGCTGCGCCGGTTGGTCGATGACTTCGAGGCGGACCTTAGCCGCAAGGTCAAGATCCCTTTCGTTCCCATTGGCGACAACCTGTTCAAGGATGCAGTGCTGGAGGCTGGGCTGCACTGGCGCAGCGAGCCGCTCAACTTGTGTATGCGTAAGCTGCGGGCCGGTGACTTCGGCATCTTGGCAGCGCGTCCCGACGCAGGCAAGACCTCGTTCATTGCGAGCGAGATTACCTACATCGCACCGCAGCTACCCGCGTACTTCGAGAATGCCAACCGCCCTATCATCTGGTTCAACAACGAGGGGCCAGGCGAGCGCATCCAAGAGCGGATCATTCAGGCGGCGCTGGGTTTGCCAGCTAGTAAGATCGTCCAGCTACAGAAGGACGGCCAGCTGTGGCAGAAGTATACCGAGGCTATCGGCGGCGACCTGCTACGCATCAGGGTTCTCGACGTGCACGGCTACAAGTCGTGGCAGATCGAGGAGATTATCAAACAGACGCAGCCGGGATTGGTGGTGTTCGACATGATCGACAACATCAAGTTCGACGGGGATGTGCTCAATGGTGGGCAACGCACCGACCAGATACTGGAAGGCATGTATCAATGGGCGCGTGAGCTTGCGGTACGATACCGGTGTGTGGCTCTTGCGACTTCGCAGGTCTCCGCTGACGGCGAGGGTCTCGCGTACCCCACACTTGGCATGCTCAAGGACAGCAAGACTGGTAAGCAGGGCGCGGCGGATTTCATTATCACGCTCGGCAAAAAGAATGAACCGGCCTACGAGAACATTCGGTTCCTTGGGCTTACCAAGAACAAGCTACACGTCGAGGGACAGAAGCGGAGCCCTGCTGCCGAGGTCGTCTTTGCTGCTACCGAGGGCAGGTTCTACTCTGTCAAGGAGGCTGCTTTAAATGTCAGTGTTAACAGTGGACGTGGAGACGACAATCCGGGCGTCGTTCCAACGCAAAGCCAACCCGTTCGACAAGCTGAACTGGACGGTGTGGACGGGAGCCAAGCCCTTGAAGGGGGAGGTGGACTGCACACGGATAACGGCGCCGGAGAAGTGCAAGGGGTGGCTGGCGAGGATCCTCTCGACATACTCACCTAAGATCCTCGTTGGGTTCAACATCAAGTTCGACATCCTGCATGGTATCGCCAACGACCCGGAAGGGTTCGAGGCATGGCGCCAGTGGATCGTGAACGGTGGCCAGTTGTGGGACTGTCAGTTGGCCGAGTACCTGCTGGAGGGTATGCTGCCCGAGGCGCAGTACCTTAGCCTCGACGAGGTGGCACCTCGGTACGGCGGCGTGCTCAAGGTGGATGAGGTCAAGGCCATGTGGGAAGCAGGCATCGACACGCCTGATATCCCTGACGACCTGATGCTCAAGTACCTGCCGGGCGACTTGACCAACACCGAGCTGTGCTTCCTCGGCCAGTACCAGCGGGCCAAGCAGGTCGGCCAGACCAAGAGCCTGATGCTCAACATGGGCAGCCTCGTGTACACCATCGAAGCCGAACGCAACGGCATGGCGGTGGACAAGGAACGCGGCCTGATGCTAGCGCAGGAACTGGCGGCTGATATCTGCCAGCTCAAGATGCAGCTGGACAACTACATCCCCAAGGACTTGCCGTTCGAGTTCAAGTGGACCAGCCGCCACCAGCAGTCGGCGCTGATCTTCGGCGGGCAGGTGAAGTACGAGGTGGACGAGCCTCTGTTCGATGATGACATGCAGCCTGTCTACTTCCAGAAGAAGGAGGTGCACTACGTCAAGACGGACGGGACCACGACAGCAGACATGATGGATCCTGACATCGTGTATGTGAAGAGTGGCAAGAACCAAGGGCAGGCGAAGACCAAGCAGGTCACGCTCCCTGATATCGAGCGCGGGCAGAAGACTCGCAAGGCTGACCGGTACTACACATTCCCCGGCTACACCAAGCCGGAACCCGCTTGGGCAACCGCCACTGACGGGGTGTATTCTGTTTCCGGTGAGGTGATCGAGGCACTCGGTAATCGTGACGTTCCGTTCCTGAAAGACCTGAGCAAACTGGCTGGCATGTCCAAGGACTTGACCACCTACTACATCACGAAGGATCCCAAGACCGGTGAGGACAAGGGGATGCTGACGTTGGTGCAGGAGGACGGCTGCATCCATGGACAGTTCAACCACACGGCCACTGTGACCGCACGTTTCTCCTCGTCCAACCCCAACCTGCAGAACCTGTCGGGCAAGAGCAAGTCGCAGGTTAAGTCGGTGTTCGTCAGCCGCTTCGGGCCGGACGGTGTTATCTGCCAGTCGGACTTCACGTCGCTGGAAGTGTACATCCAAGCCGTGCTCACTGGTGACAAGCAGCTGATCGCTGACCTGCTGGCTGGTCTCGACATGCACTGCGTGAAGGCAGCGGCCAAGGCTGGCGTAGACTACGAGTTCGTGGTCGATCAGGTTAAGCGCCTCAAGGATCCTGACTGGATCAAGAAGCGTAAGGACGCCAAGGAGTACAGCTTCCAGTCGGCATACGGTGCAGGTGACGCAGCGATTGCAGCCACCACTGGCATGGACATTGAGGAAGTCGCGGCCCTGCGTAAGGCGGACAACGAGCGCTACCCCGAGGTGGCCCCGTGGTACGAGAAGCTGACGGCCAGCATCGAAGCCAACAAGCGCGGCATCCGCAAGGTCGTGCCACACCCAAGCTACCCAGCCAAGCAGGTTGAGCTGCGTACTGGGTACTGGCGTGATCCATGCGGCAAGCTGTATGCGTGGATCGAGAGCTGCGCACCGGACTTCGTTATACGGGCCACCGGAAAGTTCTCCAACTTCATGCCGACCGAGGTCAAGAACTATCCGGTTCAAGGCGGCGGTGGTGAGTGGGCGAAGGCAGCCATGTGGTTGGCAGTCCGTGCATTCTACAAGGTCAACAACTTCGACGGCAAGGCGTTGCTGGTATCTCAGGTGCATGACGCCTGCTACGGTGACTTCCACAATGATGTCAAGGACGAGGCCGCAGCCCTGCTGCATGCCTGCATGGAGAGCGCGTCCGAGTTCATGGAGTTCTACTTCGGCTGGCCGCAGCCGGTACACGTTCCGAGTGAAACAACCTACGGCCCGAGCATGATCGTTGAGGACGAAGTGCCCAACGTGAAGGAACGGGCGAAGCATTACCGCGAAATACTACGTCAAGATTACATGAGGAAAGCAGCATGAGCGCAGTCCAAGCAGCAGTAGCAGCAGCCATTGCCAAGGCAGCCCAGCAAGTTAACCAAGGCGAGGCCACCAGCGGCGGCGACTACGTGCCACCAGAGGCGGGCCTGTCCGTCATCACACTGGTCGGCTACGTCGAGGTGGGTATCCACCAGCACGACATCCCAAACAAGCCCAGCTATGACAGCAACGACGTACAGCTGATCTTCGAGCTGAACGGTGGCAAGAACAAGGGCGAGGTCGTTGACGGCAAACTGGTGTGCAAGCGCATCACCGTGACCGAGAAGCTGTCCTCGAATGAGAAGGCCAACTTCTTCAAGATCTTCAACCAGCTCAACTACGACGGCCAGGCCACTCACATGGCCCAGCTGGTTGGTCGCCACTTCCTCGGCACTGTCTACCACGACAAGTCGAAGGATGGAAAGAAGACCTACGCTACCTTCAAGGGTCCGAACGGCTACAACTTCTCCGCGCCGGTGGTAATCAATGGCGACCCGCTCGACCCTGAGAACCAGACCAAGGTGGCTGTACCGGCGCCTGCCGTAGCAAGCCCTGACTTCAAGGTGTTCCTGTGGGACTACGCATCGAAGGAAATGTGGGACAGCCTGTTCATCGACGGGGAGTACGAAGCGAAGGACGGCAAGCCAGCCCGCAGCAAGAACGTGTTGCAGGACAAGATTCGGTCGGCCAAGAACTTTGCGACCAGCCCAATCAAGGCGATCCTCGGGGAGGAGGCACTGGACCTGAGCGAAAGCCCACTGGCTGGTTCCTCCGATACTACGGTCGCGGATCCAGAGGCTGACCCGCTAGTTGACACCAACTTGTCCGGCGCGGTTGCTGACACCGCAGCCGAGGATCCACTGGCGGGTGTACTGTGATCGACGCGGTAGCTGAGGCCATCGCCAAGGCTGCCGCCGAGCAGGCAATGCCGCAAGCTCTACCTGTCCCGGCGGTTGTGCCGGGGCGGGTGCTGATCGCGGATGGTGACTACCTCGCTTACTACTGTGGTGGCAACGAGGACACTAGCCCCGGCGAGTCACGCAACGCAGCCAAGGAGCGGCTGCAACGGCAGATGGTAATGGGTGGCTGCGAGAAGATCGTAGTCCACGTAACTGACAGCGGCAGCACAAAGGGTGACAGGTACTGCATCGCAACCGTGAACGGCTACCAGTGGAAACGCAAAGGCCACAAGCCCAAGAACTGGGAGTACCTGCGGGACTGGATGCAGACAGGTGGCGATGGGCTGTTCCGGGTGAAGACTTGGGGCGACCGCGAGGCCGACGACGGTGCCGCGTACCACGCGATGGTGCTCGGCCCGCAGCTGGCCTGCCTGACCTGTGCCGACAAGGACTGGCGCATGATTCCCGGCTGGCACTTGGACTGGAAGTCCTTCCTACTGACGTACATGGCACCCGGAGAGTTCCGTATCGAGGGGATAGACGGCCACTGGCATGGCGAGTTCTTCTTCTGGTTGCAGTGCTTGATGGGTGATGACGTGGATTGTATCCCCGGCCTGCCGAAGTACGTCGTCAATGGCAAGGCCAAGCTGATCGGTGAGAAGACAGCGCTTAAAATTCTGGAGCAGAATAATGTCACGGACAACTCGTCTGCGTTCCGGGTGGTCGGTGCACTATACCGTACCTACTACGGGGACGCGTGGCCAGACCGTCTTGCGGAGCAAATGTCCTTACTCTGGATGCGCCGTGATGCGGGTGCTGCGGCGGACGATTGCCTCGTCTACCTTGGCCCGCTCGTGCAGCAGGTTATGCGCCCCGCGTTCGATAGACTCTTGGCGCGTGTCGCGTCGATGAAACAGGAGGCAGAAGCCTTATGCAGAAACTGACCTACTCACAGGTGGCCACCGTTCGGGCCACACTGTTGAGTCGGCAGGGCAACAAGTGCGTGCTGTGTGGCCGACCGCCCAAGGTGCCATGCCTCGACCACTGCCATACCAATGGCTGGATACGGGGTGTGCTGTGCAGTGGGTGCAACGCCATGCTTGGCAAGCTGGAGAACAACCGGGGCAGGTATGGACTGGCGGATGACAACGCCTTCTATGCCTTCCTCAGCCACGTTCCCCAGTACTTGCACCACCACAAGACAGGCCCTGTCGGCTACCTACATCCAACTCACAAAACCGCAGACGAGAAGCGCCTCGCCCGCAACGCTAAAGCCCGTAAGGCACGGGCAGCTAAGGGGAAAGACGCATGACAATCAAGATCGGTATGTTGGACATCGAGACAGCTCCAATCCTCGGTGCGGTGTGGAGCCTGTGGCAGCAGAACGTGGGCCTGAACCAGATCGAGCGTGACTGGTACATCCTGTCCTACGCCTTCAAGTGGCTCGGTGACACCAAGGTGCACTACCGCGACAAGCGTAAGAGCTGGGACAACGAGGACGACCGGGAGTTGCTGGACGACCTGTGGAAGTTGCTGGACGAGGCCGACGTTATCGTGGCTCAGAACGGCGTGCGCTTCGACAGCAAGAAGATCAACGCCCGGTTCATCCTCAACGGCTACCCGCCACCCAGCCCGTACAAGATCGTAGACACCATGTTGCAGGCTAAGGCTTGCTTCGGGTTCACCAGCAACAAGCTGGAGTACATGACCGACAAGCTGTGCTCAGCCAAGAAGTTGAAGCACAACGAGTACCCCGGCTACGAGCTGTGGAAGGCGTGCCTCACTGGCGACCAGAAAGCATGGCGCTGCATGAAGAAGTACAACGTCCGCGACATCACGTCGATGGAGGAGCTGTACCTCATCATGCTGCCTTGGATCAAGGGGCACCCGAACTATGGTCTCTATGTTAACCCGGACGCTCCGTGCTGCAATCGCTGCGGTTCGGAAGATATCGAGAAGCGAGGCACCTACCTCACCGACGTGGGACGCTATCAGCGTTACCGGTGCAATGGCTGCGGCGGCTGGCTCCGTGGCAGAGTCCTCCTCAACACAGCAGAGCAGCGGCGCCAGTTGCTCACAGGAGTTTAAGATGCCCCACAAGTTCGACTGCTGCGGTCAGCACCCAGAGTACAACCCGTTCTGCTTCGACTGTGTGACTAACGTAAACGCCGCAAGCGCCCGCTTTCTGGAACCAGCACCACCTCCTAGCGAACGCGGCGCAGGCCTCAAGTTCGACAGCGGCAAGGGCCGATGGTCCCTGATGATGCAGGGCTGTGCCAATGCGCTGGCCGGGGTGGTGGAGGTGCTGGGCTTCGGTGCCAAGAAGTACGCGGCACACAGCTGGAAGCAGGTGGAGAACGGCGAGGAGCGTTACCGTGACGCCCTGTACCGCCACCTGCATGCACTGGAGCGCGGCGAAGAGATTGACCCAGAGAGCGGCCTGCCGCACTGGGATCATGTCTGCTGCAACGCGCTGTTCCTCAGCGAGAAGTTCCACACCAGAGGGTAACAGCATGTTCTGGAAACTGGTAGCGTGGGTGGTTAGTCGCCCACGCGTGGCTGACTGGCTTATTGCCCGTGCTCAACGCACACCGTACACCCACATCTACCACCCTCGTGGTCTATACATGGGGCGCTGGTGGTTGTTCAACCCGTATCCCGGACCAGAGGAGAAGCGTAAGAACCGGTTTCCTATCAGCATCAGGGTGCACCACATCTGCCTGCCTGACGATGCTCGGGACTTGCATGACCATCCATGGAATGCACGAACCGTCATCCTCAAGGGCGGGTACATCGAGCAGAGGCTGGACGATGACGGCGAGGTGCGCTACTACGTGCGCAATCCCGGCGACACGGCCAAGATCAAGTTCGGCCAGTATCACACAATTGACAGGCTAGCCGATGGCGGTGCTTGGACCCTGTTCATCACAGGCAAGTACCGTGGTACGTGGGGCTTCCTCGTCAACGGTATCAAAGTTCAATGGCGTCAGTACAAGGGGTATGACCATGAATGAGTGCTTCCAAACTCCCGTATTCCGGGGCCTGTCCGATAGCATGCAGTGTGCTATCGACATCCAGAACGAGCATGCTGTCGGTGCTGTCCTGATGAATGCAGAGGCAGCGCTGCGTGGCGGTGCTATCACCCAAGAGCAGATGGACGAGATTGTCGCTGACGCTCGTGACGCGGGGTACGAATTCGTATGAGCTTCCTAGACCTCCCAGCCCGCCGCCATCTGGTGCACAAGCCAGTCGAGTGGCGCAACCTCTCCGCCAAGACCAAGGAACTGCTGGGCGACTTCGAGTCCAGCGACTGGATCTGGCAAGTCAAGTACGACGGCTGCCACGGTATCGTGATTGTGCACGCCAACGACGCACAGATGTACAGCCGTGAGGGCAACCGAGTGCTGTCCTGTGAGCACATCACCCGGCAGATGAAGACCCTGCCCGAGGGTGCCTACTTCGGTGAGGTCTACAACGGAGACATGGACTTCCCGACCATCAGTGGTCTGTACCGCAGGCAGTCGGCCAACCACGATACGGCCCGTCTGGAGTACAAGCTGTTCGACTACGTGCCGTACTGCGAGTTCATGTGTGGTGTGGACAACGTGTGCTACGAGGCCCGATGGCAGCGCTTGCTCCAGATCTACGAGACCCACGTCGGCCCGCTAAAGAACATCGCCCCGGCCTACAGCTTCACCTACACACCGGAGAACCACCAGCGTGCAGAGCAAGGCATCGCACAGCTACGCAGCTTCGGCCATATCTACGGCACTGACGGCTACGTGGCCAAGCGCAAGGGTGGCGACTGGACTGCTGGTGACGGCAAGAAGGGCCAGCAGATCAAGGTCAAGGACCACATCAGCGTTGACCTTGAGTGTGTCGGCGTGATCGAGGGCGAGGGTAAGTTCAAGGGCATGGTGGGTGCGCTGGAGGTAATGTGGAACGGTAAGCGTACCACGGTATCCGGCGGCAAGCTGACCAACGAGGAGCGTAAAGGCTACTGGTTGTACGCTGAGGAGGGTCTGACTTCGGTGGGCCTTCTTACTGCAATCGTGGAAGTCCACGCCTTGGGCCTGACGCCGGATGGCAACCTGCGCGAGCCTCGCTTCCAACGAATTCGTTACGACAAGACGGAGCCAAGTGTGTGAACGAGAAGCTGGTAGTAAAATGGACTGGCAAGCGATTCTTATGCAAGCATCCACACTGTAACGTGATAGGTGCGGGTGACTCTCCAGGCGCTGCAATCAGAAGTTGGCAGTTCTGGTACAACATTCCTTACTGAGGCCATGATGAATCAACTTGAACTTGAGCAGGAAATGCTGGACGGTGGGCGCGCTCGTGCCCTAAAGCACATAGAGAACAACGAGGAGGCAGGGCAAGCATACAACAACCCGTATGCACAGGCTGTGTACCGTCGGTTCGTGCAGCCGTTAGCCGACCTGATCGCCGCCTACGTGGTGCCAAGCAAGACCGGTGGTGTGCACGCTCGCGGTAAGATCTACCTGCGAGAGTTCGACCCGCTGGTCCTGTCGTTCATCACGGTGCGCAGCATTCTGGCTGGCGTGGCTGACGAGGAAAACCGCCTGACCGCGCTGGCCACCAAGCTGGGCCGTACCGTGTACGGTGAGCGCCTACTGACCGTGTTCGAGGACATCAACCCGAAGCTGTACTACACGCTGGTGAACGACTTCGAGCGCCGGATGACCAAGAGCGAGCGGCACCGCATGACGGTGTTCAAGCGGGAGGCGGAGCAGGCAGGCGTGAAGCTGCCTGTGTGGTCCACAGAGGACTGCGCCAGCATAGGCAGTACCCTACTATACCTTGCCCGAGACATCGGCCTCGTATCCCTGTCGCAGGCCGTCCTGAACCGCAAGCAGACCCTGCTGGTGGACGTGGTGGACGACATCAAGGGCCTGATCGGACAAATCACCGAGTTTGTTGCGGGTGGTTCTCCGATGGTAATGCCTTGCATTGCGCCGCCACTCGACTGGACCAGCCCCAACCACGGTGGGTTCCACACGGCGGACATGCGCCGCCAAAGCCCCTGCTGCGTCCGTGGGAGGCCGTTCGTGGAGGATGAGGCAGACATACCGCCTGTGTCCCTTCGTGCGTTAAATCGCCTCCAGCGCGACAAATGGACCATCAACAGCCGTATCCTCGACGCGGTGGATTTGGTGTCCAAGTACTTCGACGTGGGCGAGGTGTTGAGCCAGGCCGAAATGCCCAAGCCCGACCGCCCCGAGTGGCTGACCGAGGACATGGGCAAGGAGGCCATGACGCCGGAACAGCTGGCCGAGTTCCACCAGTGGAAGGTAGCCGTCCGCGAGTGGCACACCGAGACCAAGATACGGGGCGTGCAGTGGGGGCGGTACTACGAGGCTCTGCGGATCGCCCGCAAGTTCCGTGGCTACCCGATCTACTTCGTGTACCAGTTCGACTTCCGGGGCAGGATGTACGCCATGACCTCGGGTGTCTCGCCGCAGGGTAGCGACCTGCAGAAGGCCCTGCTTATGGCCTGCGATGGTGCACCAATCTCTACAGTGGCCGGGCAGTTCTGGTTCAAGATGGCCGCGAGCGCCCGGTTCGGGAATGACAAACTCTCTCCAATGGAGCGGGTGCAATGGGTGGACGACAACCATGATATGTTCCTTGCAATCGCGGAAAATCCAGTGGACAATCGGCAGTGGGCGGAGGCGGATTGCCCTTTCCAGTTTCTCGCTTGGTGCTACGAGTATGCAGACTGGAGAGCTAACCCGCATGGCTTTAGGACTAGACTTCCACTTGGGCAGGACGGATCTTGTAATGGATTGCAGCATTTTTCCGCGATGCTTCGTGATGAAGGCGGTGGTGTGGCGACCAACCTCGTCCCATCGCCAACGAAGCAAGACCTTTATGGTCTCGTGGCCATTCGTACTGCTGAGCTGGTGGCAGAAGCGCCGGACGACGACCAAGCAATAGCGCAACGCTGGAAGCGCCACATCCTGTCCCGGTCTCTGGTCAAGCGTTCGGTCATGACCCTGCCGTATGGCTCGACGCGGTTCTCCTGCGCCGAGTTCATCCTCAAGGAGTACATGAAGCCGGGCTGTGCACCGGAGTTCATGAAGGACGAGTACCAGCGGGCTGCTGGCTGGTTGTCGCACAAGGTGTGGGAAGCCATCGCGGACGTGGTGGTCAAGGCACCGGAGGCTATGAAGTGGTTGCAGGACGCCAGCGACGAGCTGCTGAGCCGTGGTGACGAGACCCCAACGTGGGTAGCTCCTCAAGGGTTCGTGGTTCGCCAGCGGTACAACAAGGTTGAGTCCAAGCAGATCAATACCCACCTGATGGGCAACGTAAGGATTCGCATCAAGGTAGGCGCCATGGGCGCCGAGGCGGACAAGCGTGGTCATCGCAACGGCATTGCTCCTAACTTTGTGCATAGCTGTGATGCTGCACATATGCACAGTCTTATTTGCGCGGCGGAGGACGCAGGTCTTGGTCACTTGGCTTTCATTCACGACGATTACGGCGCTCTTGCTGACGACGTTGGTAAGCTGCACGAGCTGATCCGCAGCACCTTCGTTGACATGTACACCCAGCACGACCCGCTCGCAGAGTTTGCAGCGCAGCACGGGATCGAAGCAGAGCTACCAGCCAAGGGTACTCTGGACATTGAACTGGTCAAACAGTCGCAGTATTTCTTCTGCGGCTGATTGGCCTACTATATGGACTACGAAATTTCCGAGGATTTACTGCATGTTTTCATCTATCTACAAGTACATACTGTACAAAATCCAACGACTGGTGGCCGGACAGTATCTGGATGACCTCAGTGCACAGGTATCCAAGCTCCATGCCGACAGACAAGAGCTGCAAGACTCAGCTAACAAACTGGTGCAGGCAACACAGACCTACGAAGTGGCATGCCAGCAGTACCAGAGACAGCTGGAAGACAAGCACGCTACCATAGTACAGCAAGGACAGAAGCTGTACGATGCAGAAGCCCGGCTGAAAGAACTGCAGGATAACCCTACTGTAGTATGGACTATGGATCCTACAGTATTCAAGAAGTTCTGTGCAGAGTTCGAGCCTCCAGTAATCAATGGCCAGAGCAGTGACCATGAAGCTGCCTTCAAGCTTGGTATCCAACGTGTACTGTCTCGGATAGGCGAACGCTATGTCGCTCGTTAAGATCTACTACGTTGAGCAGGGTCGATTGGCCTACTATATGGACTCAGAAACCTCTGCCTCGGACAAGATCCTCCACTGCCTGACGTGGCTGTACAAGCAGCTGCGTGACAGTGGTTGGCGCAATGTGCGTGACCCGGCTGGGCTGGTTAAACACTGCTTGGAGGAGTACTCCTTCCTGCAAGTGGGTAACAGCCTAGTCGCGGTGGATGTCGTTGCGCCGTGGTTCATTGACGAACAGGTGCTTGCCGAGGAGTTTAACGCTCCTTGGCAAGGCGACACCGGAGCGAGTGTGGACGAGATTGTTTCTGCCTTGGAGGTGTTTGCCGAGGCAGCAGGCTGTACCATGATTTCCCTCGGAACTAGGGCCAACACGCGGCAACGCGGACTGGCCCATCTTTTTGAGAAGACTGGTGCCCGCCTGTCCACCATCGAGCTAGTCAAGGAATTACCATGAGCAAAGGTCTCAAGAAAATCGTAAAGAAGGCTACCAAGGTAGTAACCCTCGGCGCTGTAGGTGACGGCGGGTGGGGTAGCCAAGCTGTAGGCGCACTGTCTGGTGGTCTGCTTGGCGGTGCTACCCAAGACCTCGGCATTGCCAAGGCAACCGATAACCTCGCCAAGACGCAGATGCAGATCGCCCAGCAGCAGGCCAACCAAGCCAGTGCTGAGGCAGTCGAGCAGGCCCGCGCCAGTGCACAGGCTATCCAGCTGTCCGCTGACCGGCAACAGGCCCAGGCCGCAGCCGAGGAAACCGAGAAGCCCAAGGAGGCCGAGGTTGACCTCACTGCTGGTTCTGACTCGGCCACTGCCCGGCGTCGGCGCTTCAACTCCACCTCCGTCTCCGCAGGCAGCGGTGGCCCAGCCATCCGTATCTGAGGTGACACATGGCCAACTATGACGACCGCACACCGAAAGGCGAGTTCTCGGCGCTGGACGGCGACCGGCAGATCATGCTCGACCGCTTCGAGAGGTTGGCCCAGCTGACCATCCCGAGCATTATGCCGGACGAGGACTACAAGACCGAGCAAGATCAGCTCACCAACGGCTTTACCAGCTTGGGCAGCCAGTGTGTAACCCACCTGACGAACAAGCTGATGAACGCCATGTTCGCCCCGAGCCGTCCGTTCTTCCGGCTCAGCATGGACAACGAGAAGATCGCCCAACTTGCTGACCAGCTCGGCGTGACCGAGGGCGAAATCACCGACTCACTGGCCCAAGGCGAACGCAGTGCCATGGCCGAGCTGGAGCGGGAAGGCTGCCGCGAATCCCTGTACGAGGGCATTACGCACTTGGTAGGGCTGGGCAACGTGCTGATGGACATGTCGGGAGACCAGCTGGTCTTTACCGGTATCCGCGACTACGTTGTCCGACGCAACGCCAAGGGAGTACTGACCTGCCTCATCATCCGCGAGACCGTGCGGTACGAGGATCTGGAGGAGGACGCCCGCAAAGCCTATGAGGCCGCAGGCAAGACCTGCCAATATGACCACGACGTGTGCACCTACAAGCGCATCAAGCTGGTCAAGGGCATGTACCGCGAGTCCTTCTGGGTCGAGGACGTGGACCTTGGCGTCGAGTACGCTGGCAAGTACAAGCCAGAGAACCTGCCCTACCGTCCGCTGACTTGGCGTCTCCCGCTACGCCAGCACTACGGCGTGGGTCGGGTGGAAGAGTACGCCAACGACTTCGCCACCAACGACCAGATCAGTGAGGCCGGTGCCGATGGCGCCATCCTAGCTAGCCAGTTCAAGTGGTTGGCCAACCCCGGTGGCATCACTCGTCCCGAGGATATGAGCCAGTCGCGGAACGGCGACGTGATCCCCGGCGTCAAGGGCGACCTCGACATCGTGTTCGCCAACATCGGCCAGCAGCTCCAGACCGTCATGGCACTGGGCAACGAGTACAAGCAGCGACTTGGGCAGGGCTTCCTGCTGTCATCTGCAGTCACCCGGCAGGCCGAGCGCGTTACCGCCGAAGAGATTCGCATGCAGATCATGGAGCTGGAAGGCTCCCTCGGTGGCGTGTACTCCCGGCTGGCACTGAGCATCCAAGGGCCGTTGGCTACGTGGCTGCTCAAGAAGGCGAAGATCAACATCAAGGGTACGGCTATCAAGCCGACCGTGATTACCGGGCTTGATGCCTTGTCCCGCAACGGCGACCTTGAGCGCATGCGTGCGTTCCTCGGTGACGTGGCGGCACTGGACAACATCCAGCCACCAACCCGTGCCATCCTCAACGCCGACAACATCGTCTCCGACATGGCTGCCGGTAACGGGGTGGACAAAGGCCGCTACATCCTGTCACCAGAACAGCAGCAGGCCAACGCCGACCGCATGCAAGCGCAGGCGCTTACACAGCAGGCCGCCGTGAACACGGTGGACGCACAAACTATTCCGAGTGAGGCAACAGCATGAGTGAAGAAGTCGAAGTCCAAGGCGGTGAACAGACAGCCCAACCGGCTGTGACCATCGAGACCAAGAAGCCAGACAACCCGGCTCCTAAGAACGAAGGAAAGCCAGCCGACAAGCCAGACCCTGCCAAGGCCGACGAGCCAGAAGTCATCCAGTACGAATCCACTGGCGACCCCAAGCTCGACGTTGCGCTGGCGTTCTTCGGTCGGGCCGGACTGGACGCTGAACACCCTGCCATTCAGGCTGCGGTGAACGGTGACTTCTCTCTGCTGGCTGCCGTGCTAGAGGAGAAGGGCGTGTCCGGCTGGCAAAGCCACGTCGCACTGGCCAAGGAGGCCCACGAGAAATTCAAGGGTGAGCGCGAGGCCAGTGAGGCCAAGATCGTGGAGTCGGTGGTAGGGGCGCTGGAGAAGGCTGGGTACACCAACGAGCAGTGGGGCGAGGCCATCGGCTGGGCGCGTGAGAACGCAGAGCCGGAAGAGCTGGCCGCACTGAACCAGATGCTGAGCACCCCGTTCGGCGCCAAGGCTGCCGTTGCTTACCTGACCGGCCTGCACCGCGAGGCCAGCGGCGTGGAGTACGCCCCGCAGAAGTCTGCTGTCCGTGAGGATGCAGGCGCCCGCCCGGCGAACGCCAGCGCTGACACCAGCCCATTGAGCCGCGCCGAGTTCGCTCGGGAGGCCGAGAAGCTGGCCCGGAAATTCGGCAGTAACGAGTACATGTCAAGCCCAGAGTATCGCGCTCTGCGTGCCCGCGTGAAGTAATGCGACCGTCCCGGCCCGGTAGGCCGGGGCTTTCGCTCGTCTGGCCATTGGCCTACTATATGGACAAGGAAACTTTCCTCCCATACCCAATTGAAGGAGGGTGCCCATCATGGCACTTGATGCGTATACAGTAACTCGCCCCAATGCCAAGAATTTGGGCTCCGATCCGCTGGAACTTGTAATTGAAGAGTTCACCGGGATCGTTGAGGGCACCATCCAACGTCGCTCCGTTACCGAAGGCTGGCTCCCAGTCCGCTCGGTGAAGGGTACTGCGACTGTCACCAACTATGCTGTCGGTGAATCGACTCTGCAGAAGATCGTTCCCGGCCAAATCCCTGACGGCGTGACCTCCGCCTTCTCCAAGAACTCGGTCACTATCGACCGCTCGATCATCGCCCGTGCCGCTCTGCCAGAACTGGATACCTTCCAGACTGTGTTCGATGCACGCAAGCAGATCGGCATGGAGCACGGCAAGAAGATCGCCAAGCTGAAAGACCAGTCGTTCCTGATTCAGGGCATCAAGGCTGCGCAGGCTGCTACCTCGGCCTACGGCACCCCACTGCCTGGGTTCAGCGGCGGCTCGGTACAGACCCTGGCCAGCGCAGCAGACAAGGCTGACGCGGCTAAGCTGTACGACGCTTTCGGTGGCCTGTTCACCAAGATGGAAGGCAAGGACGTTATCCCAGTGGATGACGACGTTGTGATCTTCCTGCGCCCAGACGTGTTCTACACCCTGCTGGACGCTGAGCAAGTCATCAACGGTGAGTACGTCACCAGCGAAGGCACCAGCATTCAGGGCCACATCTTCAAGGCCTTCGGTGTGCCTGTTGTCTCGACCAACAACCTGCCCAACTGGGTAGAGGCCGAGGCTACTCCCGGCACCGTGTCTGCCATGATGGGTCCAGACTACGTTGGTGACTACACCAAGGTAGTGGCTCTGGCCATGTCGCCTAAAGCTCTGCTGGCTGGCGCAAACATCGAGCTGAAAACCAACGCCTTCTTCGACGACCTGAGCAAGTGCTACTTCGTTGACGCATGGCTGGCCTACGCCTCGACCCCTGACCGCAGCGAATACGCCGGGGTCATCATGCAGCCCTAAGCAACACCCCGACCCCACCTGCCTTTGCGCGGGTGGGGTTTTTTGCGTTTTGGAGGTTCACATGGCGTTCATCACTGAGCTAGACATCGTGAACTCCTGCCTCAAGTCGATGGGCCGCTCGCCCATTAACTCCTTGACGGGCGGGAGTCCTATCATCGCATCCGCCCTGTCCTCGCTGCGCACAGCGATGATGGAACAACAGGGGATTGGCTGGTGGTTCAACACCGAATTCCTGTCGCTGGATGCAGACACCGATGGTTTCTACTACATCCCTGCGGATACGCTGGCCGTCGTGCCAGACGCTAACCCACCGTGGATGACGAGTCGCGGCAGCCGTATCTACGACACGCGGGTCGGTGACTATTACACCGGGCAGGGCAAGCTCAAGGTCGTACTGACCCGGCTGGTCCCACTCGATGACTTACCCTATCAGGCCCAGCGGCTGGTCGAAACCGGCGCCGTGCTCGACTTCCAGAAGGCGTTCGACGCCGACGACGGTAAGGTCAAGCAGGCTACCGAGGACTACACCAACGCCTTCGGCATCATCCGCGCCCAGCACATCCGGTCTGTCAAGGCCAATATGCTACGGCAGGGGCAGGGTGGGATCAACACTCACAGGCAGCGCCGCATTTATGGGCGCGACGAGAGGTATTCATGAGCAAGGAAACCGGCTCCTTTGAGAGCATCATCCGAGGCGTCTCGGAGCAGGTTCCGCACGACCGCTTTGTCGGTCAGCACTGGATTCAAGACAACTTCGTCTCTGACCCAGTACGCGGCCTTGCTCGCCGCCACGGTTCATTGGTACGCTGGGAGAAGACCCTCACCGGCGTTGCCCTGACTGACGAGACCTACACGGACGCAACGTACTTCAAGGAGTACACCTTCTTTGTCAACAGCGTGGAATACTGCCTGATGTACCGGCCTGACATCAAGCCGTCCGGCAGTACCTTTCCCGGCCTGATCTGCATCAACAAGGACACGTACCAGATCATGGACGTGCTGGTCAACCCGGCTGACGCTGCTACTGTGACGGCTGCGCTCAACGGCGGTATCTCAGCAGTGGGCAACATCGCCAAGTACATCCTGCTGGCGCCGCGCTACGTGGCTCCGTCCGTGACCACCATCAACAGGCTGGGCAACACCAGTAACCTGTCGGTGGTGTGGATTCGCAGCGGCTCGTACTCCCGCACGTATACGGCCAAGATTACCAACGGCTCGGGCACCAAATTCACCGTCAGCTACACTACGGTGGCTAGCTACTACCCCGGCACCCTGACCACTTCGGACATCCCGGCCACAGCCACGGATTACCAGAAGCAGGTCAACGACCGCGTGTACGCCTACCAGACTGCAGTCAACCAGTGGATCGGTACTGCGGCTGCGGACATCCAGCCCGCTAACATCGCCCTCAAGCTCGGCCAAGCGCTGATCGCCGCAGGGGCTGTCGCTGGCACCACCGGCTGGAACGGTGCGCACATGGTATCCAGTGACGCCTACTTCGTTGAGGTTGACGACGGTGGCGACGGCTCGTCCATGAAGGGCATTGGCCAAGAAGTGCAGTCGGTCAACGACCTGTCGCCATTCCACTATCCGGGTAAGGTGGTCCGCATCCGGCCGAAGGGCGTAGGCTCTGGCGACGACGCAGGCGTGTTCTACGTCACTGCCAAGCCCAAGGACAACACCGGCTTGCTGGACTGGAAGGAAGTAATCTGGACCGAAGGTGCTGGCACTGAGCAGGTGCCTGGCTTCGTCACACTGATTGGCGAGATTATCGGCTCCAACATGTACCTCGCATCCAACGTCACTGACCTTGCCGCTGTGTCAGGCGATTCCAACCAGACGGATTGGTCGCACTCGCTCGCTGGCGACTTGGACAGTACGCCGATTCCCGGATTCTACAACCGGCGCATCGACTACATCGGGACGTTCCAAGACCGACTAGTGTTCATCAGCGGCTCGACCATCTGCATGTCAAAGTCGGGAGACTACTTCAACTTCTACCGCCAGAGTGCACTCACCATCGCTGACGACGACCCTATCGAGGTGTTCGCGTTGGGCAGCGAGGGCGACGTAATCACTGACGGCGTGATGATGGACCGGTCCCTCCTGCTGTTCGGTAAGCAACAGCAGTACGCGCTCGACGGTCGCCAGCCCATGACGCCGAAGACGCAGTACGTGGCAACGCAGTCGGCTTACGAGGATACCACGACCTGCCCACCAGCAGGCTCGGGGAACTTCATCTTCTTTAGCCAGCTGCGTGACGGCAAGCTGACTGTGCAGCAGATGCAGACCGGCGACTACGCTGACTCGTTCCGGGCGTTCGAGATTACTAGCCAGCTGGACGGCTACCTGTCTGGCACGCCACGGCAGATCCTCGCACTGACCAGCCCGTCAACGCTGGCAATCCGCACGCGGGAGTTCACCAATGGGTTCTACGTGTTCAACTATCTGGACACGGCAGACCAGACCCAGCGGCTATACGACTCGTGGTCACGGTGGTGGTGGTCCACTGCCCTCGGCGTACTGGTCGGCATCACTGGCCGCAACGGCAGCATCCTCAGCCTGACCCTGCGCTACGGCGCCGGAGACCGTGTGATGCTGTGCCTAGACGAGTTCAGCCGCTCGGCAGCCCTGAGCACCAACCCGTACCTTGACAGCATGCGCGAGTGGAGCTTCACGACTGGCAGCATCAGCCCAAGCTGGACGCCGGTCGGTGTGCAGGAGAGCGCCGTGGCCATGCCCAAGACAGCAGGGCAGTACTTCCTGCTGGGCCAGCCGTTGGCCGATTGGGAGAAACTGGAGGACGCACTGCCACCCGAGGTGGACATGGACACCGCCATGATGGGTACGCTGTTCGACAGCGAGGTAGAGCCTACCGCCCCGTACATGCGGGACAAGAAGGAGAAAGCTATCCTCGACGGCACCCTGATCCTCGGCTCGTACAAGGTCACGCTTAGCAACTCGGCAGCGATGCGGGGTTACATCCGGGGCATGGACCAAGACGTATCGCAGCAACAGCAGGTGCTCGACTGGATCTACCGACCGACTGGCAGCTGGATGCTGAACACACAGCAGATCGCCGCGACCATCACCGTTCCTGTGGACATTCAGCAGGAGGTGCGCGAGTTCAAGCTGCGGCTCACCTCCAGAAACTGGCTCCCGCTTACCCTCAGCAGCATTGAGTGGGCGGGTCAATTCTACACGCAGAGGAACGCATAATGTGGGCACTCGCCGCGATGTTCGGCCTGAATCTGCTGAAAGGCCAACAGGCTAAGAAGCAGATCAAGGCCAACAACAAGGCAGCCGTCCAGAACGCAGCGATTCAAGACCAGCTCACCCAAGCCAACAACACAGTAGCTGCCGCATCCGGGGCGTTGTCCCGGTTCCGGCAGTCGCTGGGCAACCAGCTGATCCTCAAGAACGCAGCGAAGCAGACGGATGCCTTGGCTAAGAACCTGATCCGGCAACAGGAGCAATCCCAAACGCAGGGTCTCAACACCAAGCTACAAGCTGCCGAAGCCACTGGGGCACTGATGGCCGCAGCCAGCGCTGCCGGTATCGCCGGTGGCACCATCAACCAGCTCAACTCCGTTATCCGGGGCCGGGCAGCACGGCAGGAGGAGCAGCGCCAGCGGGCAGGGCGGTACGCAGCACAGGATACATTCGACCGCATCCGCACCGTCAACGAGAACGCTATCTCCTCCTTGGACGACACGGTGTTCCTCGACCGCGTGACGCAGGTCAAGGCTGTACCCAACCAGCAGGCCGTGCCCAGCACGCTGTCGCTGGTCGGCAACGCGGCTCTCTCGACCCTCGGCTCACAGGCCGGTATCGACGCCGTGTCCCAACTCGGCACATTCTTCAAATCCACACCGGCATCAGGTGCAGCACTGCAAGTAGGCGGATTCAACCCAGTCACCCTGTCTGTGGAAGATCCAACCTTCGGTGCTCCAGCCAGCTGGTTCAGGAGTTAAGACAATGGCAGGACCATTCCAGTATGACCTCGGCAGCGGCGCTATTGACGTTGCCGGGACACCGCAAGCAGGTACTCCCAATCAGTCGTTGGGGGCTGGCGGGTTACAGGGCGGCGGCGTCATCCGTGGCGTGGCCCC